TGCTCAGCATCAGACTTACTGCGGTCGTTGTCGCTCATGCTGCCTCCCGTTGAGCCACGCTCAGGCCGACGGCAACAGGGCGTACCCAAATCGGCATGCTGCTCAGCACGAAGGTTTCGCCCTGGGCAACGAGCAGAAGGGTGGTGCCCATGACGTCGGCAACTGCCTCCGCCGCAGCTGGCGGGACGGCGTTACCGATGCGCTCGCGCCACGCTTGGTCGCTCAGGCCGTCCAGCTCAAGCTGCTCCTCCGGTTCGACCAGGCTCTGTAAGGCCGCCAGCTCGAAGGTGGTGAAGGGGCGGTGCCATGTTCCGTCCAACGATTCGATCACGCACGCGAGGCGCTCATTGGCGTCGGGTAGACGCGGGTCGGCCACGCTCCAGCGGCCGTTGTCGTGCATGGCGCTGGCGGACACTGCGCCGGCCGGCCCATCCCACGGCACAACGCCGTAGTGCCCGCCGGTGAGGTAGGCGTCACCTTTGGTGCGGCGCATGCCGGGGCGTGGGTCTTGCACTGCAAAGGCGCCCTGGCCGGTAGTGCTGCCGGCGATGACGGTTCCAGCTGGGCTGTTGTACGGCGTGACCTGGTACTTGCCGAATCCGGCGCCTGCTCGACGCGGATCGGCAACGCTGAAGGTTCCTTGCCCGGGGCTCTTCACGCCAATTACGGCGCCACTGGTATCTCCCCAGCGGCGCACACCGTACTGCTGATACTGCAGAGCGCCTGCCTTGGCGCGTGGATCTGCTACCGAGAACTTGCCATTGGTGGGGCCGCTGCGCGCAGCGACCGTGCCAGCAGTCTCTTGCCAGTCGTGCACGCCCAAGAACCCGTCGCGGAATTGCGGAACGATGATCAGGTCGCGCAGGTAGCCTTCCTCGATCACCAAGTCGTTCAGGCTGCGCCAGTCTTTACCGGCTTCGACCAAGGCGAGGCGTACCCATGTTTTCCACTGGAGCGACGGAACCCGATGCATCGGGCCGGCTGCTTCAATGTCGCCGGCCAGCGGCATGCGGCCGAGAATATCGCCAACCGCTCGAAGCGACTTCTGCTCAGGCTCGTACAGGAACGGCGGTACCTTCTCGACGTGACGGCCAACCAGCAGGAAGCGCTTGCGGCTCTGCGCGAGGTTCCCGATTCGCCCGCAGTCGTGGGTGGTTTCGGCGACGGCGTAGCCAAAGCTGGAGAGCAAGCTGTTGATCTGGTCGAGCAGATGCCGACCGCGGCTGGCCAGGCGAGGAACGTTCTCGAACACCAGTAACGGAACCGGGTCGTCCGCCCATGCCTCACAGAACAGCCAGATGCAGCGCAGGGTCAGCTCGTTGAGGGCCTGGTAGCGCGGGGTTTGGCTCATCGTTTCCGAAAGCAGACCGCTTGCACCCTTGCATGGTGAGCTTATGAACACGGCGTCCGGGCGTTGGCCGCCAGCGGCTTTGCGAATGTCTTCGGGCGTGGCTTCGCGCCATCCTGGGGGTGGCTCTTTGCCGTGAAAGCGGATGTACTGATCGCGGGTGAACAGATCAATCAGGGTGCCCTTTACGCCTGACAGACGCTCGAAGTCGGCTAGGCCGGCGGGATCGACGTCGACTCCGCCAATGCACTGCCAGTCGGCCTGAAGGTTGCCAACGATGGGTTTGGAGCGATTGAAACCCTTCGCGCCGCCGCCCAAGCCGCAGCACATGTGGAAGTGTTTGAGGACGTGTTTGCGCAGGCTCACAGTTCGGCCTCCTGTCGCCCAACCAATTGCATGGCCTGGTCGAATGTCATTGCGCGGCCTTTGAAATGCCAGCTTGGGTCACGCTCACTGCTCAGGAGCAGAGTATTGAGCAGCGGAGCGGGTTTACCTGGCGTCCAGTTATCAAGTACGTCGTGCAGGCCGAGTGCTTTGGCGATGGCCTGGGCGTTGGTGCTCTTGCCGCAGCCAGATGGGCCGTGGACGAGGCAGCTACGGGGAGCTGGGGTCGTCATGCTGCAGCCTCCCCATTTACGGGGCTGTCAGGAGTGCTGCGGAGCTGGGCGTGTATGCGCTTCGCCAACTCGTCGATGGAGTCGGCCTGGGCGGCTGCTCGATCTGCCTCAGGCTGGGACTTCAATGCCTGGAATGTGCGCTGGGCGAGGCGCATCGTGGCGGAGGCGGCAACCAGCTGAGTGTGGTCCGACTTGGTCACGACCAGCCCAGCGTGGGTCAAGAGCCGGTCCTTCAGGTCGGTAATCTTCACTCTCAGTGCGGTGATGCTGTTCTCTCGGGCTTCAAGCTGCTGTGAGCAGTCTTGTCGTGTGCGCTGAAGCTCGGTACGCAGCTCTTCCTGGGCCTTTTGGGCATCTTTGAGCTGAAGTTCGATGGTTTGATCATTGCAGGCTTTGCCGGCCTCGAAGCCGTGGGCATAGGCGCGCTGGCGTGCTTTCGCGATCAGGAAAGGGAGAATGATGAGGGTGACTATCCAGCCAATGCCGGCCGCGAGTGCGTATTGATGTGGTTGCATGTGCTGTGCTCCATAGTGCTCGCCGCCGCATAGGTGAGAGGTGGGCGGCGAGCTGTTGCCCCTGCTGACCGGGGCCATCTGGTTTAGGTCGACTGCTTTGCTTCGTCTGCCTGGTGGTCGAGGTAATCGGCCAAGTCGTGCAGGTAGACCACGTGCTGGGCCTTTACCGAGTTGTGCAGCTTTCTAAGCTTCAATTGGATTTGGCCCTTCTGGACCAGCTCCTTGAACCGGCGATCAGTCTTGATGTGCGGGAAGTAATGCTCCCGCACGGCGGTTAGCGTCGGACAGGGCGTTGTCCACTGATTGCGCAGCTGGGCTAACGTATCCCTCATGAAGGTTCCCGGGCCTCCTGGTGCTGGGGCCTTAGCTGGGTGCGAACAGCTTCTGCAAGGTGGTCCTTACAGTGGCCTTTTGTGTGAGCGCAAATGTCCCCAAGAACATCCAGCACGATCACCCGGAAGGGACGATCTTTATCTGTGGTAGGGGTGATGTAGGCCACCTGATCAGGCTCTAGCACCGAATTTACGGATTCGAGTGCATCCCTCATGGAGGCAGCTGCCAAGGACTCGGTACCGGAATCAGCCCGGCCATTGGCCACGTCTTGCAGGAAGTCCCTAAGCGCAAGGTACTTCGCGGCATCCCGCCGTTTCAGTGTGATCGAGCTATGTAGTGGCCCGAAACGGACGCTGAGGCGGTGTACCTCGTTGTCGTTCTCGACTTGAATCAGTGCATCGGTTGTAGCTTCTGGCCGTTGCAGTGGGCAGGTCGTGAAGCCACCTCCCTCCAGCGTCTTCTGGAGCAGCATCACGCGCTTCAAAGACAGTGTGTAATCGGTCATGCGGCACCCCCTTCGCATGGAGCGGGGATGGCTTGAGCAGTGCCGAATTGGTTGATGATTACCTGGAGTCCCGTGCTGCGCTGGAACGCTAAAACCTTCTGCAGGCTGCTGCATGTTGTAGGGTGAATCAGGACTGTGCCTGGGTGTTTGTACTGTGCTGATTTCATGGTCCGTGTCCTTGAGTGAGAGGTGACACGGATCGAAATTAGCAAAAGCTAAAAGTTACATCAATAGCAATTGCTAAATTATTTTGGCGCGGCAGTTCCCGCCTGATGGCCGGTAACTGCGAAGGGGAGGGGGGTTACAGCTTTTTAGCGTTCCAGGCCAGCAGCACGCGAGCCTGAATGTGCATCCGATCAATCATGGACAGATCAATCGTGATCGGTGGGTAGATCGGGTTGTCGGAGATCATTCTGAGCTGCCCACCTGTAAGCCGCTGGAGGCGCTTGATATACAGGTCGCCGTCTAGGGTGAAGACGTAGATGGCATCTGTTTTGACCTCTGTAATCCCACGGTCGACCAGCAGTGCATCACCGTCCGCGAACGTGCCAGTCATACTGTCGCCGTTGCCTGAGATGATCGCCAGATTGTCCACTTTTGAGAACGTTAGGCCCTGCATCCTCAGCCAGTCGAGGTGCACGGTCATGTCGCGTATCACTTCAATGTGCATATAGGGGGCTGCCTTGCCATGCCCCATCGATGCCGCGATGTCTAGGTGCGGTATCAGTATGAAGTTCTTGTCCTTGGCCGCTCGGGCTGAGAGCTGAACGACATTGTCCGGGGCTTTGTGGGTGGGGCTCTCCGATGGCGGAGAGGTAAGCATCCCTGCAGTAAGCCCGATCTTGAGCTCTAGATTGAGCGCAGCCTTTTCCCCCAGCTTCCGATGGCCGTTTAGCAATTGCGACAGATACGACGCGTCCAGGTCATGAGCCTCGGCGAATTCCTTCTGGCTCATGGTCCCCATGATCTTGCGGAGGGAGGCGATACGCCTTTCGTTGATATCCATGTGGTGATGATTGCTTTCCGTTAGCAAACAGTAAATTACGAGATGCTATTGTTTTGCTGATTAGCAATTGCTAATCTCGCCACCCATGGAGGTGTCTATGACGCTTAGCGAGTACCTGAAAACGATGGACAAGGAGGGGCTGGTGGCCTTTGCCCGCCGCTGCGGGACGTCTGCTGGCCAGTTGAAGCAGGTGGCTTACGGGAACCGTCGTGCAAGCGCCGGCTTGGCTGTGAGCCTGGACCGAGAAACAGGCGGAGCTATCCGCTGTGAAGAGATGCGGCCTGATATCGATTGGGCCTATCTGAGAAGCGCCAGAAATTAAGGTGCTGGACCGGGGCCTCTCACCTCCCCGGTCCAGCGACGACGACGCACAGCACAGTACATCGGTCGTGGTTGTAGGATAGGTCTTACCTGTTCCTGTGACTACACCGTAAACCGAGGATTTACGGTTATGAGTCGCATTGATCTATTGCCGGGTGCAGGCCCGGTACTCACCCTGCGGCAGGCGCTCTATCGCGCAGGTCGTGACTATTACGGCGGAATGACCAGGCTGGCCTTCGACATGGGGCTGGACGTGGACACGCTTCAAAAGAAGCTCAACCACAACGAAGAACGCCGGTGGCCCACTCCTGATGAATTGGAAGAGATCGTTCAGTTGACCGCGAGTCCGCGTCTGCTTGATGCCCTGGTGCGTCCGGCCGGTGCGGTCTGGTACCGCCCTGAACCGGTGCCTGCAACCAACGAGGCGCTGCAGGCGGTAGCCAAGCTCCTTGAGGAGTCCAGCGAGTTTGTCGGGAGCCTGCATGATGGGGCCGCAGACAACGTCTGGACGCCCGTAGAGGTGGTCGACCTGGAGCAGCGGGGCTTGGATGTTATCCGCCAAGTGCTGGCTATCATGGCGGGTGCTCGTCAGTCCATGGAGGAGAGTACCCATGGCTGATGTGATCGATGTCGCCAATGACCAGGCCGATTACCACCTGCAGGTTGCCCTCCAGCGTCGGCTTCGCCCGGTGACGAAGCCCAGCGCGCAGTTCTGTGAGGACTGCGACGAGCCGATCCCGGTGAAGCGGCAGCAGTTCGTGGCGGGTTGCGAAACTTGTACCAGTTGCCAGGAACTACGGGAGCGCCGCAGATGAGCGAGCGCCCAACTCCTACCACAGCTGATTGGGCGCGCCGGTACATTGAAACCTTCAATCTGGCTCTTGTTCCCATCGAGCCAGGTGAGAAGGGGCCGAAGGGTAGCGGCTGGAACAAGCCCGGCGGCTACTTCACTGCCGCTGCTGATGCTGAGTCGTTCTGGAAGAAGCGCCCGAGTCATAACCTTGGGGTAGTGCTTGGGCCGAGTGGTGTCTGCTCGTTGGACGTTGATGAAGTTCAATGCACCCGGCAGATCCTGAGTGAGTTGCTCGGGATGGACTTGGACGCACTGGCAGATGCCTACCCGACCTCGGTGGGCAACCCGGCACGCTTCCGCATCATGTTCCGTGTACCCGATGGAGTTGATCTAAGCTGGCACCCGCTGACCTGGCCAAGCCAGGCGGATCCAGATGGCTCGATCCACAAGGCACTCATGGCGCAGGTCAAAGCTGCCAGGGATGCTGGTGACTCTCACAGGGAGGCCGCGCTGAAGGTGGCCGCTGAGCCGTTCAAGAAGATCCCGGTCTTCGAGCTGCGTGCCGGTCTAGTGCAAGACGTGCTGCCACCCTCCATTCACCCCGGTACTGGCCTGCCATACACTTGGCGTACACCGCCATCTGCGGAAGGTCTGCCAGAGCTGCCACCTCAGTTACTCGCTATCTGGCAGGGTTGGGACGAGTTCAAGCCCAAGGCTGAGGCTGTTTGTCCTTGGCTGCCCAAATCATTGCCGGAGCCGCGACCAGCACCTGTAAGGCCTCGCCCTGCTGCTGGGCGCAGTGGGCGTGATCTGCCAGAAGTGATCCCGCTGTTCAACCAGGCCCACGACATCGCTACGCTGATTGAGGCCCATGGCTACGAGCGTCGAGGCGACAAGTGGCTCTGCCCGCAGAGCAGCAGTGGTTTGGCGGGTGTCAGCATCATCGACGACAAGCTGTTCTCCCACCACAGTTCCGACCCGTTGGCGAACGGGCACAAGAACGATGCGTTCGATGTGTTCCGCATCCTCGTGCACGGTGGCGATCAGCGGGCAGCGACAAAAGCTGCCGCGCAGATACTCGGTATCGACGCCAAGTCAGGCCCACCGGCACCGCCGCCGCAGGGAGAGCTTCCCCGTACCCCATCGATAGTCGAGCAGGCCGAACAGGGAAAAGGGGACGCATACCCCGATGAGCTTGCCGACGTTGAGGCCAGCCCAGGAGCCCCCAGCCCGGCCGGCTCCTCGGGCGACGGGGGGCAGGGGGGAGAAGGTCTGGTCCTGAAAAGCGCCAAGCGCCGGTTCGCCTTGGTCGAGGGCACCACGAACGTGTGGGACATGGACAAAGGGCAGTCAATGAAACGGTCGGGCTTCGAAGCCCTGGTCGGTAAACCTCTTGCCAAGCAGTGGATGGAGAGCACCGACAAGAAGCTGGTCTCGTCCGAGCAGGTCAAGGAACTGGAGCAGGCCCGCAAAATGTCGAGCAAGAAGGGCGGGGCGCTGAACCTCGCACCGCTCGACCGCTATGTGTACATCGACGGTACCAAGGAAGCCTGGGATCGGGAGAAGAAACGCCGCCTGCCCGAGGGCAGCGTGAAGATGGCTTTGGGGGATGCATATCAGCTTTGGCTGAACAGCCCAAGTCGCCGGGTGGTTGACGTCGACCACATCGTGTTCGACCCGACGATGACCAAGGACCCAGGGGTCTACATCAACACGTTCGAGGGTTTGCCGCTTGAGCCGGTACGGGATGACGCTGCCTGCGAGAACTTGCGATGGCTGATTTCGTTCCTGTGCAACCACGACGCGGTTGCCTTGGACTGGCTGGTCAAGTGGCTGGCCTACCCGCTGCAGCACATGGGCGCCAAGATGGACACTGCGGTGTTGTTCCACTCCACGATGGAAGGCTCAGGCAAAAGCTTGCTGTTCGCGGACATCATGGGCGAGCTGTACGGTCGCTACGGCGCAACAGTTGGTCAGACCCAGCTCGAAGGCAACTTCAATGCCTGGCAGAGCGGCAAGCTATGGGCGGTGTTCGAAGAGGTTGTCAGCCGCGACCAGCGTTACAACCAGGTGGGCAAGATCAAGCACATGATCACCGGCAAGACGGTGCGCATGGAGTCGAAGTTCATCAACGGCTGGGAAGAAGCCAACCACATGAACTCGGTGTTCCTTAGCAACGAGATCATGCCCTGGCCGATCAGCGAGAGCGACCGGCGAATGCTGGTGATGTGGCCGCTGGAGACGTTGCCGCCCGAGCGGCAGAAAGCAATCGCGCTTGAGCTGGCCAACGGTGGTGTCGCGGCGCTGTACGGCTGGTTGTTGGACGTCGAGCTGGGGGAGTTCAACCAGCGCACACGCCCTCCGGAAACTGAAGCCCGCCAGCGCTTGGTCGAGCTGAGTCGCACGGCTTGGCAGACCTTCTTCTACCTCTGGCGAGCCGGCGAGCTGGGGCATGGCCTGTGGGGCTGCTGCCTGACCTCGGACGTTTACGCAATGTTCTTGGAGTGGTGTTCCCACAACAAGGAGAACTCCATGAGCCACACCAAGTTCTCGTTGATGTTCAGTGCGAAGGTGGAGAAGACAAGGGCCATCCCCTGGTCAGATGGGAGCAACCGACGGTTCGCGGCGTTCTTCTTCCCCAGTGACGGCGATCCTTCCCTGCCCCCATCCGCAGTGGCGGCCGAGCTGGGCAAGAACGTCGTCGAATGGCGTGCCCGGGCAAAGCTGGCTGGGTGGAACGTGGACGGTTGGGACCATATCAAGAGGCTCGCAGCATGATTCCGTCGGCAAGTGTGTTGGGTGTGTTGGGTTTGTGTTGGGTTGGTTTCGGTAAGCCAACACAGGTTAGAGCCCCGAATTCCGTGGCGTGGACGGCAGGTGTGTTGGGTGTGTTGGGTTTGCGCACGCGCGCGCGCAGGCGCGCTTTTTTTAACAGTTATTCCGAAGGTGAGAAAAATCCCTATGCGAGCCTCGATAAACCCAACACACCCAACACACTCAACTCATATTCGCTTAATCCATTGAATTCATTGGCTTTCGAGTGTGTTGGGTTTGTGTTGAGTTTGACTAAATGCGTGTCGGGTAGTGATCGGGAGGCTGGCGATGAGGAATGATCAAGGTTTGCGCCTACAGCAGCAGGTGGACCTCGCCCTGCATCGCATTGATATGGCGGCGCTCATCGACCAGGCCGAGCGCCTGCGTCTGGTTGGCGAGCTGATGAAGCATTGGGGGGAGCAGCGTTCTCAGCTTGGGCTGGAGGCCAGCTTGGGTAGCCAGATGGGCACCATCATGGAATGGAAGGGCTCTGCACCACGTGGCGGCTCGTCAGGTTCGCGGATCTTGGTGTCGGGTGCGGGTCTCGACCACGCTGCGGCTGAGGTTGACGCGGCAGTAGCCCAACTGGAGAGGCGAGACGCGCGAGGGGCAACACTGGCCAAGCTGGCTCAGCATCGATACCTCTTCGGCACAACGGTGCGGATACAGATGCGCGAAGTCGGGCTGGCTGAGGATGCTGACCGCACCTACCGGAACTGGGTAAAGGCCCTGCACCTGCAGGTGTTTGCCATCCTGGCTGCTCGCGCTGGCCGAGTGAGGCAGCAGACCGTTCGTCGGGTCAGTATGCGCCGAGTGTGCGCCGAAGATGCGCCGAAGTAGCGCCGAAGCGGAGAACCGTAAATAGGCCCTTTTCGGTTTTTCCGGTGGCATGTACAAAGGCGTCACGATATGAAAAGTGCGCTTAGGCGCTTCCCCTACAAGCACTGTGCTGTGCAACCCGCTCCGACTTGTCGGCGCATCGAGAACCCTGCCTACCGGCGGGGTTTTCTATTTCCAGCACCAGGAGAGTTTATGAAAATTCAGGCGTTTGATGAGGCGGGGAATTTGATCTGGTCGAGAGGCCCCGTAGGAGGGGTTACAAGCCATTCCTACGGGGCGGATGGAACGTTGCAGCAGGTTGAGCAGGCGCTCGTCTTGGCTTTAGCGCAATGCCGCGGTGAGTTAGCTGTTGCGGTGGATCGTGATCGAGTGAGTGAGACTGGCTGAACCACCGCCAATGTCGATGGTGATGTTCCAGTTACCTGACTGCGGCGCGGCGATTCGTGCTGGTAGTCGCTCGTAGAAGCCGCCGTAGTACTCATGCCTACGACCATTCTTGTAGTTCGAGAACTGAGAGTCAGTCGTAAGGCGCACGTTGCATTGGTGGGAGCAGTGGACTTCAACAACATCGCCTTGATTCAGAAATTCGCGTTTGTGTAAGAACTGCATAAGGCCTCCTAGCCTGTCCTGTGTAGTTGCACTTTGACATTACCACCTTGGTCGTCCTGACTGCATGGGAAGTTGTGAAACGAGATGACAAGCGAACAGCAAACATTAATAGAAATGCCGCTTTGGCTGGTGATCGTCATGTCCCTGGTAGGCGGTGTGTCGGGAGAGATGTGGCGGGCGGATATGGCCGGTGCTCGAGGTTGGTGCCTGATACGCCGGCTGGCCTTGCGTTCGGGGGCCTGCGTTACCTGTGGGCTGTCTACCAACATGCTGCTGTACGCCATGGGTGTTTCAGTTTGGGCGGCAGCAGCGGTTGGTTGCTTGACTGCGATGGCTGGCGCTGACGTTGCGATCAACCTCTACGAGCGCTGGGCTGCGAAGCGGCTGGGGCTCGCGCAGGTGCCGCCCCAGCCGGGCGAGCCGGGTCAATGACCCGGCCGGAGCGCCGGGTGGGGGCGGGGACCCTAGCGATATCGCCGGGGTACGGGGCAGGAAACCCGCGGTTCTTCGCTAGCGGACAGTGCACCAGCTTAGTGAACTGCGGTGAACTGGTTAACCCCCTGAGTTCATTGGGTGAACTGGACTTTCCGACATGACTTATCTCACCAAATCGGAGTTCGCCGCCCGCCACGGATGGTCGAAATCCTACGTTTCAAAACTCGGCAAGCAAGAGCGCCTGGTACTTTGCTCGGACGGCAAGGTCGATGTCGAAGCCACCGAGGCGCTGCTGGCTGAATCAGCCGATCCGAGCAAGGCCGCCGTCGCGGCCCGGCATGAAGAAAACCGAGTCGAGCGGGACGTGCGTAGCCACCTCCAACCTGGCGGCGACACACCTGCGGTGCAGCAACCGGAACTGTCGCCTTCTGGTGGCCCTAACTTCCAGCGGTCGAAGGCTCATCGCGAGTTCTACCTTGCGGGTCTGGCGGAGACCGAGTTCTACAAGGTCCGAGGCAATCTGGTTGAACGGGCCGCAGTCGAAGGCGCTGCGTTCGCAGCGGGGAGGCTGCTTCGTGAGCAGTTTTTCGGCTTGGCCCCACAGCTAGCTGGCGAGCTGGTTGGGATGAGCGACTTGTGGGAAGTTGAGAGGCACCTCATTGACACTTTCCGTCGGGTCTTTACCGAAGCCGCCAACATGAACAGCGCCGACCTCGAACAGGCCATAGGCCTGAAAAAATCCACTAACCAGAGCTGAGCTTATGCCCACCGGATACGCAGACGGTGCAGAGGTGTACCGCGAAGCGTTTTGCCGAGGGCTTACGCCTGACCCTGATCTTTGGGTCGACGAATGGGCAGATGAGTACATGCGAATCCCGCGTGGTACTGGTGCCGCAGAGCCTGGCAAATATCGCACCGCGCGTACGCCGTATGCCCGCGAACCTATGCGCTGTCTGTCACCTGCTCACCCGTGCAAGCGGGTGGTAACCAAAATCGCCTCGCAGCTGATGAAGACGCAGATCGCCCTGAACTGGATCGGAGCGCTGATCCACATGGCTCCGGCCAACATCTTGACGCTACTGCCCACCGGCAGCTTGGCGAAGCGAGTGTCTTCGCGGATCGGCAAGACCATCGATTCAGTCCCTGAGCTGAAAGCGCGGGTGGCGGCGGTCCGGTCCAGGGATTCCCGTAATACGTTGGACACCAAGGAATTCGATGGAGGCGCACTGTTTGCCACTACGGCAGGCTCGGCGGCCAACCTGTCTGAGCTTTCGGCTCGGTATGTGTATGGCGATGAGGTTGATCGATGGGAGGTGGACGTCAACCAGGAGGGTGACCCGATCAAGCTGGCCGAAGCTAGGGGTAGTACGTTTGGGCGTAACGCTAAGTTCTACTTTTCGAGCTCTCCGCTCATCAAGGGCATGTCACGAATTGATGACCTCTACATGATGGGGGATCAGCGGCACTACTACGTGCCTTGCCCGCATTGCGGGCACATGCAGGTGTTGGTCTGGGAGCGACTGTTGTATTCGGCTGATTTCAGCACCACGCACTACCAGTGCGCGGGACCTGAGTGCGATGTGCTCATTGAGGAGCACCACAAGGCAGATATGCTGACCAAAGGTGAGTGGCGCGCTCATGCGCAAGGTGATGGCGAAACGGTGAGCTTCCACCTAAGCGCGTTGTATGCCCCTTTAGGTTGGCAATCTTGGGCGACGCTGGCTCGGGAATATGAAGAGGCCAAGCTTGCTCAGAATCGCGGCAATCTGCACCCCATGCAGGTTTTCTACAACACCCGGTTGGCTGAGGTCTGGGATAGCGCAATTGAGCAGACCAAGGCCGAAGTGCTGCAGGCCCGCGCGCTGCAAGAGGACTATGTGCTGGGCACCCTGCCTGTGGGAGCGCTGGCGCTGACGGCCTCCGTTGACGTCCAGGCCAACCGCCTGGAGATGATGGTTATGGCCTGGGGCGCCGGCATGGAGCGCTGGGTGGTCGATCACCAGGTGATTCCTGGCGACCCGGCCGACGAACGTACCTGGGCTTTGCTGGATGACCGCTTGAAGCATCGCTACCGGCACCCTTGTGGGGTGAGCCTAGCGATCCTGGCCACTGGCATTGACTCCGGCGGTCACCATACGCATGAGGTCTACCAGTTCACCCGTGTGCGTCGATGGCGCAACGTGTTCGCGCTAAAGGGTGCGAGCAAGCCGGGTAAGGCTGTGATCGCCCAGCGTCCGTCACAGGTTGACGTCACCTGGAAAGGCCAGACCGAACGCAATGGCGCGGAGTTGTGGATTGTTGGTACCGACACGGCCAAAGACTGGATCTACAACCGCTACAACTTCGAAAAAGGGCCTGGCGCGTTGCATTTCGCCAAGGATCTACCCGATGAGTTCTTCCAGCAGTGTGTCGCCGAACGCAAGGTCGTCCGGTACGTGAAGGGTCATGAGCGGTTCGAATGGATCAAGAGCAAAGCAGAGCGAAACGAGGCGCTAGACCTCATGGTGTACAACCTGGCCATGGCCTATTTCCTCGGCCTTCACCGCTACGTCGAGCACGACTGGGACAAGCTGCGACAGGCGCTCGCGCAGGCAAGCCTCTTCGAGCAAGGCGAACCGCAGACAGCCCGGCCCCAGACCGCCGAGCAGGACACCGACGACCAGGACGAAGACGATACACCGTCAAGGTCTGCACCTCCGCCGGCGCCGGTCAGGCGCAGCGGCGATCCGCCGTCACCCCTGCAGGCCCCTCGGGCTGCGCCGCAACCCATGCAACGCCGCAGCTCCAGCAGCGGCTACCTAAAGAGACGCTGACATGGCATACACGAAAGCAGACCTCGCCACCGTCGAGCGTGCGATCGCGCGTGGTGAAAAGATCGTTCGGTACTCGGACCGCACCGTCGAGTATCGAACGGTTGACGAGTTGATCAAGGCCCGCGATCTGATCCAGTCCGAACTGGTCAAGGCAGCGGGGCCGCGCTCGCGCGTTACACGCCTCTACCATGGGGGAAAGGGACTATGAGCGGACGTTACATGTCCATCGGCCGCTCGGGAATCTTGGTGCCCGAGCGGATCAAGGCCAGCTACGAAGGCGCTGCCGAGGGGCGGCGCTCGTCAGGGTGGGATGCGCCTGACACCGGTGTGAACAGCCTGATCATGCCGGCCTTGCGCAACCTGCGTTCTCGCTCGCGCAGTGCGGTGCGCAATGATCCTTACGCTGCCAACGTCATCGATAAGCGTGTTAGCAACCTGATCGGCACCGGCATTACGCCGCATCCACAGCTCGCCGACAAAGAGGTGCGCAAGGCGATGCAGGTCCTGTGGGAGGACTGGGTAGATGAGGCTGACGCTGATCAGCTCACGGACTTCTACGGCCTGCAGGCCTTGGTGGCCCGAACGGTCGAGCAGTCGGGCGAATGCTTCGTCCGCTTGCGTCCGCGCCGGTTGGAGGATGGCTACGCCGTGCCGCTGCAACTGCAATGCCTGGCCCCGGAGTTCGTCCCGCACGACAAGTTCGAGGTGACCCGCTTCGGCAATGTCATCCGCGCAGGGATCGAGTTCAACGGCATGGGGCGGCGGGTGGCGTACTGGTGCTATCGCGTCCACCCCAGCGATAAGTCCTCGCTGAATGTCGGCTACAACCAGTTGGTACGTGTCCCCGCCGAGCAGATGCTGCACATCTTCGAGCCACTGGAGCCGGGGCAGCTGCGCGGTGTGCCGCGCCTCGCGCCCGTCCTGAAGCGCTTGCGCAGCCTGGACAACTTCGATGATGCGGTGTTGTTCCGGCAGGAAGTGGCCAACCTGTTCGCAGGTTTCGTGCGAAAGCCAGCGCCGGACGGTCGACCACAGCTTGATCCTATAACCGGGGCGGCCGTCGACCTCGACCGAGACGGGTTCACCCCAATGGTGGGTTTGGAGCCCGGCACGGTGCAGGAGCTGGGGGCAG